AAATTGATATTGCTGATGATGAGTCATCTCTTATACTGAAACTTGAATTTGTTAAAGAAGAATTACCAATGTTAGATAGTGTATTATTTGAACCACTAATAGTTTTATTTGAAAGAGCAAGTGAGTTATTGCTTGTAACAATTGAAGTAGCTCCTGCTAATAAATTTAATTCAGTAGGTGTAGCAGTAAGTGTAATTGTTGTACCATTACCAAGGGCCGTGTAAATTTCATTAAAGTTAGCATTTATGATTGTACCGCCGGCACGTAGGTTTGAACCTGTTCCGTCGTTAGCTATCGCTCCTAAATTAAGTGTTTGTTTAGCCATTGATTATTCTTTTGTTATATTTATACATATATTACGGTGTTGTATCATCAAAAGTTATAGCATTTCCATTAGCATCTAAAGTTTGGTCAAACGTAGTTAATGTATTATCAAATTGATTTCTTGGTGCAATAAGAGCAATTTCTGCAGGTATGTTTAATTTTGTTTTTATTTTTCTGCCTAATTCTGTAGAACAAAATAATAATGTATTATCTATTCCATCTAATGTTGTTCTTGTGCCGAATGTAACATTGTTACTTAACTCCGCTATAGAATAATTTGTGTCTGTTGTTCTTACAAAAGCACCTAAAGCTTGTTTATTAATAGTATCATAACGAGGACCTGCATATACGAAACCTTGTGTTACATTTACGCCATTAAATGTTCCTCTCAACCTAGAAATTAATCTTAATCCTACAGATTGTCTGAATAAAGTTACATCTCTTGTTGTTGAAGAAAAAGGAGAAATCGTTGAAGTATTTAAATCTGCGGCAATACCTACATTTGCTGTGGCTCTTAAAGTAGTTCCATCGTCTATTGTTCCTAATCTTCTACCAAATATTGTAGAAAATAAAGTATTAAGAACACTGAATAAAGGAGATTCAATTGCTGATGATACAGCACCTGTAATAGGAAATCTTATTTTAGCATTTACTCTTGATTGTACATCAACTTGTCCTGCAAAATAAAAACCAGCTGTGTGCATTGTTTTTTTGAAATCATCTCTCCAGTCCGTAATTGATCTAGCAACTTTTATTACATATGAAAAATCTTGGTAAAATAAACTATCTTGTACTTTCATAGTAGATTCAGAAACAAATCCATCTTCATTTACAAATAATCCATCTGTATCAGCAACTGCACCTATAGTCAATATAGCTGATGAATTATTTAATCTTTTTATTGTGGCAGTAGCTCCTGAAGTTGTACCTGTAACTAACGTATCTACATTAATTGTTCCTGAATTGTTTTTTAAAATTAATAAACCTCTTGCTGCATTATAGCTTACAACTGTAGCAGAAACTCCACCTGTTATTGTAACTATCTCTCCTTCTAAAAAAACTAAAGAAGCATTTAAAACTATACAAGGTTTAAAAAAATTCAAAGTAGGTGGAGTAGGAGATAATTGATGGTCAACTCCTAATTCAACTGTATTTAAATCTAATACTTGGCCAATTTCTGTGCTAAAAAGTTTTAAATTGCAACCTGAACCTCCAATTGTAGAAATAGAAACAGTAGGTAAAGATTTGTATCCATATCCTTTATTATACAAAAATATATCAGTTACATCTCTATTACCTGTTCCTGATTCTTGTATTAATTTATTTCCTGTATAAGTGTCCGTTTGTGTTGTTGCATCTTCTAATATAATATGATCTTCTGTTGTACTTGTGCTATCTTCAGGAGTAAATGCTCCATTGACAATAGAAATAAATCCTGCAGCACCTGAGCCACTCGTGTTTGTATTTGCAAAAACTAAATCGTCACCAATATCATAACCTGAACCGGCAGTATCAATAAGTATTTCTGTAACGCCACCTGATGAAATAGTTTTTGTTTGAATAATTGCACCTGAACCTCCTCCAATAATAGATACTGGTTCTATTTCGGAATGTAAAGAACCTGCACTTGTTATTATTTTTGTTACTGGAATACCTGTAACAGTGGCCTTAATTAAAATATCATCTGTGTCACTGGCAGTTCCTCTAATTTCTTCACCAACAATAAAAGAACCTAATATACTATCTGCATTTAAAATAAATTCAGATACTTGATTTACACCAATTAAAAAATCTGTAACGTTTTCAACAATAGCTGTTGCACCTGATGTTTGTCCTGTTATTGTTCTACCAACTAAATTTGAAGAAGTTCCTGTTATATTAAAAGACCTTAAAACTTTATTAGATGTAAATTTACCATCAGATACTCTTAACATTTGTTCACGAGGATAAAACGTTTCGGAAGTTTCGTTAAATAGTAATCTAAAAAATACTTCGTGTCCTATTTGTGTACCTTTTTTTTGGTATATAGATTTTATATTTTTAATTAAATTTCTTTTATTTACATTAGCATTTAAATTTTCTGGTAGTGTAACCAAAAATTCATTTCTAAATTGAGTTAAAAAATTTGAAATAACTTTATCAGGATCTCTAAAATTTAATAATTCTTGTATACTGTTTACAGGATTTGGTTTATAATTATTAATTACAGCACTTGCATTTGAAGTTAATCCTATGATTGTTTCACCTTTAATAAATTTATTTTGTGATACAATAATTAATCTACTATTATCTAAATCTTCTGTTAATACTGTAGAGGTAGCTTTTGAAATTTCACCTTTTATAGTTTCACCTCTTGTAAATTTACCAAACGTAGAACTTTCTAAAAGTATTTTATCGCCTTCATCTAAGGCTGTTCTATCAGAATCAATACGTGAACCGTCTAATATTAATTCATTCTGTTGATTAGTTTCGGTTTCTAATTGAATACCGTCTGTAGTTTCAACGGAAGTAACTGATAGCTCAGCAGCCTCCATAAATGTATAATATGTTTCTAAAAATTTTAAAAATTTAGGATGGTCGTCAATTACGAAATCTGGAACTTGTGAACCAATTAAGTTTGAGAGTTTATCTTTAAATATAGCCATAAAAACTAATAGCTAGTTGTTGTTGTGTAACCTATACCAGCATCTGCTGAACCACCTATAAAAGTATCTGGTTCAACTGTAATAGAAGAATTAGCCACATCAACTTCTACTATTTGATCTCTAACCGGAATTATATCATTTGAATTTGGTTTAACAGTTAATTCTATAACTGTTGAAGTTATTCCTCTTATATTTTCTATTGTTGTTATATTTAATGAATTTAAAGTAATTTGTCCTGTTGAATAATTAATAGTGCCTTGTGTGTTGTTAATATATGATCTTGTTCCTCCTAAAAATCTATATCTTCTTACATTGCCTGCACCATCATCATCTAAAAAATAAATGTTAGTTGTGTCACCACTAACCTTAAATCCTGATGACTCTAAAATACCACCTTGTGAAGCATTATAACCTGATACAGGATTATATAATGAGTTTCTAAAATAGATGTCATATTTTGTTGAAGAATTTAATGTAGGTGAAAATTGTTTTCTAATTTTTATGGTTGTAATATTTGATACTATACTAGTGTCTGTATTATCAATCAAACCTAAAATTTTTGAATATCTGAATATACTATCAAATTTTTGTAAAGTGTTTGTGTTGTAATCGGTAATAGTATTTAAAACATCCGATTTTAAAGTTGTAGCTGATTTAGTAGTTAATCTTGAATCATATTTTACTGTACTTGTAATTAATACAGAAGTTGTTTCAGGATCTACAATAACTGGCCTAACTGAAGCAACATTGAAAGCTTTTAATGATGTTATTATATTTTGTTTAGTAGAAGTTGTTAAAGTAGAACCACTGGCCGCTTTGATTGCAATTTTTACCGTTCCATAAACAGGAGTTTCATCATCTTCTCCACCCCAAGCACTCACTGATAGAGCATTAGGATAAATTGATTTTACAATTGTTTCATAATCTGAAGTTGTAACGGCACGATTTTGCGTGGCATAACCTAATGGTGCATTGAAACGAATTGACTCTTTAGATTCAGCAGCGTTACCACCTTGTGATACAGAATTAGTTGTAATTGTAATATCAGAAAATCCACCGATAGTTGTTGCTAAAGTAAATGTAGAAGCTCCATTTGATTCATCTCTATTTGTAACAATGTATTCTAAAATTACTATATTGCCTGTTGAAACGGCCGCACCTAAAACACCATCACCAAAATAAACTTCAAATTTACCATCATCTACTTCTTGTAAAAAATAAACTTTAGACATATTCGTAACATTATTAAAACCGCCTGCTAAAGAATAAATGTTTGTAGTTGTATTTGTAGAACTTTCTTGTACTGATACTTTTAGTGTTGTTGTATCAGCATTTGCATTTTGAATTATAAATTTTTGGTCTGGATCTTCTTTGTCAACTGTATATCTAAATGTAACTAAAGTACCTTCGTAAATATCTACATCTGAAAAATTAAATATACCATTTGTAGGAGTAATTGTGTAATCTTCGTTTGTTAAGTATTGATAACCTACTCCTGAAACTGTAGTTGTAAATATTGTGCCTTTTGGCATTGTTAAAGTTGAGCCTGTAGCATCGTTTACTTCAATATCTATATTTGCTGCTGGTGATCTTACTGATGATGGTGTGTAGTTTAACATTTTAGCTAACGACACAATATTTTTTCGTATGTCAGCACTGTCTAAGTACATTTCATTTGCTAACATATTAGCATTGAAGCCTAGATAATGTGTATTGTACGCTAGTACATCTAAAAGTACAGAAAAACCTGAACCTTCAAAATTATAATCTTGAAATTCTGTTTGACTTTGTAAAAATGTTTTTAAATTTGCTTTTATACTATCAAAATCAAAATCTGATACTTCTAATTTGTTACTTGCCATTCTATCTTAGTCTTTCTAAAAATGTTTGTACTTCTATCAGATCATTTGAACCAATAACGTAAAAATAAATTCTTAAATCATATGAATTGCTATCAATATTAGGATTTGATACTATTTGAACTAATTTAATTCTTGGTTCAAAATTAATCAAAACCTCTTGTACTTTTCTTTGCAAATTCAATGCAGTTAAAGGCGTCATTGGCTCAAACAACATTGCTCTTACACTTGAACCTATTTCTGGATGAAAAGGCCTATCAAAGTGTGAAGTGTTAATTAAATTTCTTACACTTCTCTTAACAGCTTCAATATCAGTTAACTTATTTACATCATTTGTTACCGAATTACGACCAAAATCTAAATCTAAATCTCTATATTGTTTTGTGGCTCTTTTACTTTTGTTTAAAGAACCAGCATCGTAATTTGGCATATGTATATTTATATTAATTTACTGAAACATTATCAGAACCACTAATAATATCGCCACAAGATGCTGAATCACCTGCTCTACACACTCCGATACCATTTACAAATACATTTGCTGATCCTTCTGACATAGGTGGTGATGGACTATGTGGTGGCAATCCGTGTCCTGCAACTCTATCGCCAATTCTAACAACTCCAAAGCTATTTACAAAAACATTTTCACTTCCTTCAATTGCAACGCCGCCGGCAGCGTCTGTATCTTTACGTGCAACGCCTGGCATTATCTTCCTTGGCCTCTATATTTCTTATAACTTCGTCTTTTATGTTTATTCATCATAGAAGAGCTCGTATAACCTCTACCGATACTTGTATATTTCGGTTTTCTATTTGATTTTTTTGTATTTGTGTTGCCTACAGTTTTTTTTGCCATATATTTACTATTTAGTGTGATTCTTTATCAAAAATATTGATTTTTTTTGAAAAAAACACAAGAACAAAGATAGTCCGGCAAAAAATAGTTGTTAAGTTATTGATTTTACTGCTTTATTTCTTTAAAACCGTGTCGCTTTTCGCTTGTTTTGTTGATTTATCTATGTTATATTATACGTATATGAACATAAAACAACTAATGAAAATGGTAAAGGCAGATACCAAAAAGTTTTTGAAGTCAAAAGATGGAAAAAAC